CTCATTTAACATCGCTGTTACTGAAACAGTTATATCACCACCTGCAACAGCAGTACCAGTAATAGTCGCATCAATAATACCATTGATATCATTTGTTACATCGAAGTTAGGGTCTAAGATTGATCCCTCGTTAAACTGCTTGTTGTCTAACAACTGAATCTGTAACTTAGCCTGGCCGACCTCACTACCTGTGTTAAACATATAAGTATTAGTGTTAACGTGTGTCGCAGAAAAACCTTTAAGGTTTGTTCCATCATCAGCTAAGAATAACACATCGTTATCAAACACCATAATTACATTATACTGCTGATAAGAGTTATAACTCGCTAAAACTTTCTGAAACAATATACTCGCTACGTAAGTAAAAGTAAATTGTGGCTTTCCGTTTCTTACAACAAGAATAACTCCGTTAGGAAATTCTTGCGTAGTTGGGTCTGGCGTGGTCTGCTCAAAGCTAGTCGCATTGATAATAGGTATGAATACCTTTTCTTGTATCTTCTCTTGAATATACGCTTTATCAATAGTCGTCTCTCTAGCCTCGCTCCACGATTTAGGTGTTAAGATTACCCCTACTGGATAATTAACATCTGCAATACAACTTGGTAAACCTGTACCTAGTTGACTTGTTGAACAATCTGCTGTATTTATATTAGACATTTTTGCTACTGTATTAAAAAATTAAAATTATTTACAAGGATTTTTAAATATACCATTAAATTCCATAGTAAGCACATCCCAATAGGCATTTACTTGCCTCTTCTGTGGGTCTATCCTAGTTCCTAAGTCCACCGTATGATAATTTGGTATCTTTATCGGATTCCTATACAAGTTATCCTCAACCGTTAACAATGTAGACTTCTGAAATACCTTTTTTAAGGCATTATAAAGAGGTACTAAGACCTTATCATACGTTTCTCTATTCCTCCTATCATTTAGCCATTCTTTTTTACTAGAGGTCGCTAAAATGAGTTTTACGGATTGGTTGAGCCTGTTGCTAAGATTATTTTCAAATGAACCTTGTGCAACAGGCATTTCTAACCAAACAAATGGGTATCGGTTGCGATAGTTTTGTAAAGCAAATACACGCTTCAATTCGTACTCGTTACCATAATGGTAAAAGCCTATTGTTCCATCTTCTAACAACGGATCAATTATTAACGATATTACCTTTTCTACTTCTATCACAATCCTAGAGAATTTGTGTTTTCATAATAGACAAACTTATTAGCATCCCAATCATCACTACTTCTGATATAATCATATAACGTTTTGAAATCACGAACCTTATTGCCGTAATGCCAATCGTCTACATAAGAACCAAAACAAGGCTGTCGCATATCCATCATCTCACGCCATGAGGCATTAAACTTGCTCCATGATGATACAACTAAGGATTTCTCGCCCTCGTCTAAGGTGTTACCCATCTCGGTTAACCTTGTCTCGTATTCTTTAGTGTATTGGCAATAGCAAAAATTGGCTATCTGGCTATACTTGATATTATTTATCTCATATCGCAATCCTAACCATTCCTCGCTCTCCTTGCCATCAATTAAATCAATGTACTTCTGTTCTGTTCCACTATAAATCTGACCATTAGGCTTAATGACAGCTAAAATTTGTTTTGCTGTAAAATAACCAAAAGCATCAGTCAAATATTTAAAACTATACCTCGCAATAACATTATCCAAATTGCTGTTAGCTGAAATCAAATCACTATTCTCATCCAAATCTAAATTAGGTATGTTTAACTTATCTACAAAGTATGTTTTATCTATTATCATAACGTGTTAATTAAACCTTTTTAGCGATTTTTAATTTCACTAACTCATTACCAATTGTTACATGAGGATTAATAATCTGACCCTTTTTGTAATACTTGGTGTCCTTTAAGATTTCTAGCTTTAGCCTTTCACTAAATCTAACCTTAACTTTCTTTTCGGCTAATTCTTTCAACATCTTTTTGCTGTCTACACTAGCTTTCTTTTCTGTGTTTACTTTTTCTTGTGACATATTTAAAAATTTATTGTGATTTACATTACGGCTCTATTGTAGAAATAGCCTCTAAGATAGTAGAAATATCATCAGAAACAATACTACCTGCATCACTTCCTTTAATATAAGACCCCATAAAAGCCTCTAACTTTCTTGATACTAAGTTCCTAGAGAAGTCGTCGTTCTCATATCCCTCGTCGTAGCTAACATCCTCTGACATTACTAGATTGTATTTCTTTAAATCACCTAAGATGATTTTACCTGCATCGAATCTGTTAGAGAATACTACTCTTACTTCACCAACTTGCATACCATCTTGTGTTACAAATGGAGGTATGATATAGTTGTCATCCTTGTCCTTGATCCCTTGCATGATTGCTTTCCATACTGGATTCAATATACAAGTTAACGCTCCCTTAAAGTTATTCAGTCTAACAAATGTTGCTACTGCGTTGATAGCATCAAATATGTTAGCACCTGGATAATAATTGGCTAATTGTGTAGGAACAATAAAAGCAGTACCTACAGTCTCTAATCCATTAAACTCTAAAGAGTTAGCAGCATTGTCTCCACTCAATACGGTGTCGTCAATCTTGTTCTCTATAAGTTCGTTGGCGTGAGTTCTAAAGTTGTCAATCACACTAGGTGCATGATTCATCAACCTCTTAGAGAATTTCCATCTCTCGGCTACCTCATAGATGTCATCAGAGAAAGTCGCCCATTCAGCATCTACTAAAGGCTTTAAATCTCCCTCACCAATAAATTCGGCATCGCCCTCTTCATTCGTTCTTTCAGTCCACCAAATCTTCTCCGTTCCTGGTGCTGTAATAACGTTTACTAATGGCGTGATAACTGGGTCTGCTTTAGGTACTTCACCGATGTTGCCATCAATGTAATTACCGAATAAAGGACTGAAACCTCCTGCAACGTTTGGCGTAACGTTAGCTGTTGTCATTAAAGCAGGTGCTTTAATAGTTAAGTCTCTCTCGTAGTTCTTGTCGTTCTTGTTGAAGTCCTTTGCGTTCTTCTCTGCAAAGTCAACATAGATACCTTTCTTGCTTTTCACGTTCTGTTCGTTCAAATCCTTGATCTCTTTTACTGATTCATTAACCTCGTCTACAAGGTCTTTTAAATTGTCAAAATCTTGCTTCTCTGCAAAATTCTTTCCTTTTAGAGCATTTAACGCCTCAACGTCTAAAGCCTCTAACTGATTTTTAAAGCTATCCATCTGCTCTTGCGTAGCATTCTGTACTTTTGATGCCATGTCGTCGATAATAGCTTGCTTTTCTTGTTCGTTCATCTTACGAATTATTTAAAATTAAACTTTACTTCTTGTAACATATCAGTTACGGTTTGAGTGTCATCCAACGGCTCATTTTTATCAGAAGTGACTACATCGGCTTCTGTATGCTTTACTGGTGTCATGTCATTGCTACCAAACAATACCATGCTACCCTCATTTACTATCTTTAACTCTCGTACAGCCCAAAAATATCCCATCTCGTCAGCTTTCTCCTTGTTAGCTAAACCAGAATAGACCTCATTCCAGACCTTGTACTCTTCATTATAGTCCTCACCACCATCATTTACAGCTAAGTCTATCTTGACATACTGCATTCTGATTGAGTTCTGTGGCTGACCCTCATCAATCATCTTTAATGCCTTTGTGTGCATCACGTTTTTGCGCTCCACACCAAACACTAAACACTCGGTTTTACCCTCTATATCTAATCCCAAATCCTTAAAATCAACCACATCTAACGACATTTCAACGTTTTTTGGCGTTGCAATTACACTATCGACCTCTAATTTGTGGTCAACAACGTAATATACCTTGCCTTGCTGCTCTGATGCCGTTTTTGACATCGAACCGTTCAAATGTACGTCGTTATGACTGTCTAAGTAATTCGTGTTGCTTATGATAGGATATATCATACCATCAGCACCATTTTTTAACGATTTGAGTGAAATGTCATTCGATAACGCAAAAGGAGAGGTTTTCTTCTTAATTTCTGACTTCTTCTGCTTGATGATTAACTCCTTGTTAGACTTTAAAGCCTCAATCATAGACCTCTTATCCGAAAACTCCTTTTTTAACTCTTGACAATACATGACTGCTCCATTTTTAATTTCTTAATCCTTTGGAATATCTTATTCCGTTCTTTAGGTGACTTCGCCTCCTTTAAACTCTTCTCCAATGATTTAATGTCTCTAAAACTCATAACCACACTCTCTTCTAGCATCAACAGGGTCAACACCTGCATCAATCAATAATTTATATGCCGTAGCTTGCTTCTTCTTAGCCTCGTACTTCTGCTCTTCCCTTACCCTCATAAATGGCAAATGATCCCAACTCATGTCAGACTTGCCCTCCATACCAAAATACCTCAACAACCCATTTATGAAATCATCACCCTTTGGCTTTAACGAATAGTCTATGTGGTCTGCCGATGCATGCTTCTTGTTCTCGTACTTCGCTCCTGCATCTAAATTCACCTCAATCACATCCTTTGGTATGTTGTATAACCTAGCAATAGTAAATACGTCTTGAATGAAACCCTTATCGAAACCCTCTGTCTTTAAGTCCTCAACAAATCGCTTTATGTCTATCATTGAACGTACTGCCGTAACTGGTCGGTCTTGCATTGCCTTTTGCTCAATGTCGTTCTTGTCACCAGGCATCATCATAGGCTGTGTCAAGTCATCCTCCGATACCTGACCTGCAACCATGTACTTCTTAGAAAATAACAACTCTATGTTCTTAGCATCTAAAGACAACTCCGAATTGGAAATTACCTTGTACAACGCATCAACCTTACTCGCACCCTTGTACCAAGTCGTAGCACTAGAGGTCATGTCCGTTGTGTGCAATATCTTACTGAAACGAATCATCTTACTGTTGCCATCCTCGTAATGATACTCCACCATCTCATTTACAAACCTATTGTAACTCGACTTCGATAACATCAGCTTGTCACCATTCTCAACCATGTACTCCGAAAAGTCCATCTTGGAATTGTTTAAGAAATACAAATCATTGTTCTCTAAGTCAACCTTGCTGTCAATACAACAATAACTGTTGCCGAACATCGTCCAAAACATGAAGTCAAACATAAACTGATTCTCCGTTTGAAAAAAGTTAGGTTGCCTTAACACCTGATGCAAAGGATGATTCTCAATAACACCTCCGTTGTCATCAACAATCTGTACCTTACCTAAACTAAACAAATCCGAATTTATACTGAATACCGTTAGCAATGCAGGATTCTCTAACAACACCTTTAACTTCGCCTGCTCTGTGTACATATTGTTGTACTCCGTTGTCGATGCAATTGGGTAAAAGTTCAAACCCCTTATGCTGTCGCTAGACATATTCCTGTTCAAGCGAGACCAACGACCTGAAAATAAGTTTCTAAAGAAATTCATGCCCTCAAAGATATATATTTTTTTGTTAACAACCTAAATCGTATTTATTATCCCTTGCCTCATCAAAAATAACGCAACGTACCTTATCGCATCCATAGTGTGATTGTACTCATCCTCTGGCTCTTCTAATATCACCCCATACCTGTCTACTTTCCTCGCATAATTCCTCTGCTCAAATGATATGTTCTTACTCGTTGACGTATAATACACATCTATCCCACTCAACAAGTCAATCCCACTCAATATACTGCCCTTGCCCTTTGTCGTCGCTAAAGCATAACCATAACCCATCTTCCGTAACGTCTTTATCTTCTCTGGCCTATTGTTATCACAAATAATCGGCCTCTGCTTCTCTATCGCAAACTTACTGAACAACCACTTTATCAATCCCTCATCCTCATTCTTTAACCTCGTGTTCATGCTCGCACTCAATCCCTCCCTTATCTGATTCTCACTCTTGTAATTCAACTCATGCAAATACAATGCACCATCGTAATACTTACACTCCACAACTGCAAACGGATCAACTGCTCCCCAATCAACACCATAAAACTTAGGCACATCCAACTTCTTGTACTCCCTATAATCAATCGTGTTCCAGAAGAATATCCTGTTCGGATTCGCACCAACAACTCCCTTACCATAAATCAACCACTTATTCAAATAATACTTGTTCTTGATATTATCAGCCTTGTCAATCTCACCCTCTGGTAACGTAGGGTCAAAATACGCCCTAGTCCGATTCAACTCAATCTCTGCAACCTCCTCCTTACTCAAAAACTCATTGTCCTTGTACGTCAATATCAAAAAGTCAGCATCATCCCTATCCAATACCTCCGTATGTACCCAAAACTCCGAGTTCGGATTGTAGTCAACTATAACTCGCCTCGCCCTCGATGTTAACTCCCTAAACGTCTCATAAGGTACTTTATTAGCCTCGTTCACAAACACCATGTCAGACCTCAATCCTTTACCAATGTCCTCCTTATCCAAACCTAAGAAATTTATCACGCTCCCATTCTTAAACTCATAAGTGTTCGTACTCTTATTCCACTTGTGAGGATTGAATAACCCAAAACCAAACATTATATTCTTGAAGTCCTTTATCACAGTAGTACGCATCTTACTCAACTCCTTACTCGCTATGTATATGTCCTGCTTCTCCACAGCACTCGCATAGTCTATAAGCATCATCAATATCGAATACGTCTTACCTGCTCCCTGACCTCCTTGAATAACCTTAATCCTCTTCTTCAAACCGAGTATCTTATTCAACGCAGTAGTCGCTTTTATCATATCATCCTATTTTTAGCACCAATTAATCAATTATGCAATATTACAAAAAACTAAAAATAAAACATTAAAACAGATATAAACAATTATTAATGTGCAAGTCTGTCTTGGATAACTATCTGATTAATAGTGCTAAAAACAGCAAAACAGCATTTTCTTTAAAAATTTGGAGCAGGGAAAATAAAAAAAAGAAAAATATATATATAAGATAATAGGGGGTTTTCTGTGTTTCGTGTTTTTGTAAAATTATAATCCGTTGATTCATAGCTTAATAACAAATTCAAAAAATACAGACTTGTGTATTCGCAATTACTTTGATTCTTGCAAAAGTATAAATTGCTTGTGCCAACGAAAGTAAATCTATTTTTTCGGAGGCTAAGGAGATGCTTAAAACTGAAATAGCGTACTTGCGTAAACGAAAGGCTTTTATTTCGTATTTTCTGTAAGAGGTATCAAAAGGGGTCGCTTTCCCTCTCTGTAGGAGTAAAAACGTTATAACGTCTAATGTGTAGCTAACAAACTAAATGCCAGCACGTTACAGCGATTGATTAAACAACTGCTTTAGCTTGCGACGTTATGACAGTTAAGTCTATTTTACATAATAGAACTTATGATTTTTTTAGATGTCTGTGTATCAGCGTGTTATAACATTCAAAGCATGACAAAAGAGAGTTAAAGTATTACTTTAATACTGACAAAAGAAAACGTTCAACGCTAAAGCATTGAACGTGAACACGTTAAACGTGCTAACATTAAGTACTTGTTTAAGTGAAACGTGCCAACGTGTTAATCCTCAACTACTTGTGCATCTTCTATGTTATTATCTTCAAGTAGTGGGTTTGTTGTTAGTATTCTATTGTTAAGTGATCCATCACTATTGCTTATATCTATGTTTGTGCTTTGGGTGTAGCCTCTTGCTCTGCCTTTCGTCTTTAAATAGAATATAACTGCTGATGGTGTCTTAT